TGCTCCAATTTCTGTTCCTTTTAGAGGAAGAGAACTTAAAATTGCTGGGGATAGAACATTTGATCCTTGGTCTATCACTGTAATTAATGATACGGACTTCATTGTTAGAGGTGCATTTGAAAGATGGATTAACTTTATGAGTAAAAGTTTGGACAATGCTGGTGAAGTAAATCCAGCAAATTATCAACGCGATGCCTGGGTGTATCAACTTGGACGGGCTCCAATGCAAACTGCTATTGATAGTGGGGAAACTATCCCTGTGCTTAGAGCATATCACATGTATGGATTATTCCCAACTAATGTTTCAGCAATTCCACTTTCCTATGCTGATAACAGCAGTATTGAAGAATTTACTGTAGATCTTCAAGTTCAATATTGGGAAGCATATGATGGAAGCAGAAACGTCCAAGTCCAGTAGTGATAAATAGTTAGATACTAACTATTTAAATCTTATAATATGGCTGGATTATTTGGGTTTTCTATAACTGATTCTACCCCTAAACCTAAAAAACAAATCAGTCCTGTTGCTCAATCAAATGAGGATGGGGCTGATTATTATGTTAGTAGTGGGTTTTATGGTCAGTATGTGGACATTGAAGGTGTCTACAAAAGTGAATATGACTTATTGAAAAGATATCGTGAAATGGCATTGCATCCAGAATGTGATCGTGCTATTGAGGACGTTGTTAGTGAAGCAATTGTTGCAGACCTAAATGATTCTCCAGTTCAAATTGAATTATCAAATCTTCCAATTAGTGAAGATATAAAATCAATCATCAGGAACGAGTTTCAATATATCAAAGATCTTATGGACTTTGATAAAAAATGCCATGAGATTTTTAGAAATTGGTATGTAGATGGCAGACTTTATTATCACAAGGTTATTGATCTCGATAATCCCCAAGAAGGAATAAAGGAAATTAGATATATTGACGCTATGAAAATTAGGTTCATTCGTGAACTTAAGAAGAAAGATGGATACGCATCTGCGGTTAATATTTCAAATACCTCGTCCATTAATAATATTTTTGGAAAAACAGATGCTACATCTTTCGATTTTCCTGATATTGAAGAGTATTTTGTTTATACTCCTACGTTGACTGGGTATTCTTCGTCGTCGGCAGGAAACTCTGGTGGTGGAGGTTATGGAAAAGGTGTTAAAATTGCTAAAGACGCAATTGCGTATGTAAGTTCTGGTCTTGTAGATCGAAACAAACAGAATGTTCTGTCATATTTACATAAATCAATTAAAGCACTCAATCAACTTCGTATGATTGAAGATAGTCTTGTAATTTATAGAATGTCTCGTGCTCCAGAAAGAAGAATTTTCTATATCGATGTAGGCAATCTTCCTAAAGTAAAGGCGGAACAATATCTAAAAGAAGTGATGTCTCGCTATCGTAATAAGTTAGTTTACGATGCTAGTACTGGAGAAATTCGTGATGACAAAAAGCATATGAGTATGCTTGAAGATTTCTGGTTGCCACGTAGAGAGGGTGGTCGTGGGACAGAAATCACTACACTTCCTGGGGGACAGAATCTAGGAGAACTTGCTGACGTTGAATACTTCCAAAAGAAACTATATCGTGCATTAGGAATTCCAGAATCTAGAATTGGTGCAGACAGCGGGTTTAATCTTGGAAGATCTTCAGAAATTCTTAGAGATGAAATTCAATTCTCAAGATTTGTTGGAAGATTGAGAAAAAGATTTAGTGCTCTTTTTCATGATATGCTGAGAACTCAGTTAATTCTAAAAAATATTATTACTCCCGAAGAATGGGAGCAAATGAGTGATCATATTCAATACGATTACTTGTATGATAATCATTTTGCAGAATTAAAACAAAATGAATTGTTAGGTGAAAGAATAAATCTTCTCCCATTAATGGAACCATATATTGGTAAATATTATTCTATGGATTATATTCGTAGAAATGTTTTACATCAAACAGATCAAGAAATTGTTGAAATGGATAAACGAATGGAATATGAAAAATCTATTGGTCTCATACCACCACCTGCACCAGAGATTGATACAGCAACTGGCATGACCATGGATTATGTTAAGGATACTGGATCCAAACTGATTAAGAAAACTCAATCTCAAAATGCAAAAGATCTTGAGATTGGATTAGGAAAGGGAACAAAGGATCCAGATACTGATAAATCGGGAAAAGCAACTGAGGCACCTGAGATTAAAAAAACCAAAGCAGAAAAATTATAAATAATTAAAAACTATGAATTTTATGGAAACTTCTGAATTTATTGATATGATTATGTCGGATGCATCACCTAATGATCTTTCAAACAATATTAAACAAATGTTGTTTGATAAATCTGTGAGTATGATTGATGAAATCCGCCCCTATGTTGCGGCACAAATGTTTGACCCATCACAACTAGAGGTAGACGAAGAGTAATGGCACATAAAACAGTAGGAACAGGAACTACGGTTGCAATTTTAGCAGGGGCTGGATCAACATCTATTCCCATTTCATTACAAACTGGATTTTTAAGAATTGCAACCTCAGTTGCATCTCATGTTGGAATTGCATCTACAGCAACTGCAACAGCATCCAGAAATGATTATTTTGTTCCGACATCTGATGTTGCAATTTTAAAAGACAGAGTTGCATCAAATCAAGTGAGTGCTGCAACCACAGGCGCATCAACTGTTTATACTTTCAGTGGAAACGCTGGAAATCCATTTCTCGTTGGTGATTTTGTAACAGTTACTGGATCTTCGGTTGCTAATTATAACTGTAGTCACAAATTGATTACGACATTAAATGCAACTCCAGGTTCAGAATCAATTACAGTTTCATTCGATACTTCTGCAGCTGCAGCGTTTACTGGAAATGCTGATGCAAGAAGATCTGTGGTAGTTAATACTTTTGGAAATTCATCTGGTTATGCACAAATTTCACAAGTTCAAATCACCTCCCAGGCATAATCATGAAACTAATCACAGAACAGATTGAATCTATTAAAGTAATTAAGGAAGAAAAAAACGGTAAAACTAATTTGTATATTACTGGACCATTTCTTCAAGCTGAAGTTACAAATAGAAATGGTCGTTGTTATCCCTTTCCAATTTTAGAAAGAGAAGTTAAAAAGTATACTGATAAGTATATAACCTGTGGTAGAGCATTGGGAGAGTTGGGTCATCCAGATGGACCTACTGTAAATTTGGATCGCGTGTCTCACATGATTACAAGTTTAAAATCTGAGGGCAATAACTTCATTGGTAAAGCAAAAATTCTTGATACCCCAATGGGAAATATTGCTAAATCTCTTCTTGACGAGGGAGTAAAACTTGGCGTTTCATCTAGAGGTGTCGGATCTCTTATTGAACGCAATGGTGTTAAATACGTTGGTGATGACTTTATGTTATCCACAGCTGCTGATATTGTATCAGATCCTTCTGCCCCTGATGCCTTTGTACAAGGTATTATGGAAGGGAAGGAATGGGTTTGGCAAAACGGAAGACTTGCTGAACAAACTTTAAATGGACTTCTAACAATGAAAATGAGTCCAGATAAAAAATTAAATGAACAAAAACTTTTGGGACTGTTCAATAACTATCTAAGAAATCTTTAATTTATAAATAAATAATAGAATAAAGATATAGCTAATTTTATTCGGAGAGATCTAAATGTCAACTGGTAATTTACAAGAAATGGGTGCTGCACCAATGTCTGCCTCAACTAAAGCAACTAAATCCACAAAATCGGCGGTAAATGCTACAGCACAACCTGGAGATCCGATGATGAACAGTGCGGGATTTGTTTCCGCTACTCCAGGACAATCTATCACTGATCTTGGTGGCCCAACACCAGATAATTATAGATCTACCGACGATTCGGCCAAACTTGCCAATCCAAATATTGCAACTGTTAGAGATATCGTCAATGCTAAGGCAATGACAGCAGAAGAAGAAGAGTTGGAATATGAAGAGGAAATTGTAGAGGAAAGTGGAGAAGAAACCGAAGAGGATTTTGAAGAAGAGGAAGAGGAGGAAGAAATTGAATTTGATGTAGAAGAAGACGTTAAAGCACTCTTCGGAAATGAAGATCTTTCCGAAGAGTTCAAAGAAAGAGCAAAAACAGTTTTTGAGACAGCACTTAAATCAAAAGTTCAAGAAGCTGCTGGTATGATTTATGCTCGTTACGAGAAAGCCCTTGAAGAAAACGTATCAGCAATCCACTCAGAACTCATTGAAAGAGTGGATTCATATCTTGAATATGTTTCTAGTGAGTGGTTGACTGAGAACGCACTCCAAATTGAGCGCGGTCTTAAGTCAGAATTGTCCGAGTCCTTCATGACTGGACTCAAAGGACTCTTTGAAGAACATTATGTAGAAATCCCTGAAGAAAAATATAATGTACTTGAGAGCATGGTAGACAAACTTGATGAGATGGAATCGAAACTCAACGAACAGATTGAAAGAAATGTTCAGTTAACTCACAGATTAAGCGAGTCTGTATCTGAAAGCATCTTCTATGAAGTTGCTAGAGGTCTTGCAGAAACCCAAAAGGAAAAACTTGCTAATCTTGCCGAAAGTGTTGAGTTCATTAGTGAGGCAGACTATCGTGAGAAGTTGGCAGTTCTTAGAGGATCTTATTTCTCTAGAGCATCCGCAACTCAGAATAGAGTTGATGAAAATGAAATGCTCGGCACAGATGCACCAACAATGATTTCCGAATCAATGGATGCATATATTAGAGCAACTCAAAAATACTCTAATTGATTTTTAAATTATAAATTCAAACACTTTTTAACTAACGGAGAACATTCCAAATGTACAATGCAGCAAGTCTGCAAGAAAAGTGGGCACCTCTCTTAAACTGTGAAGGTCTTGATTCAATCAAAGACAATCATCGTAGAGCTGTTACCGCTATCTTGCTCGAAAACCAAGAAAGAGCACTTAGAGAAGAAAGAGGATTTCTTCAAGAAACCCCAACCATGTCGGGAGGCACTGGCGGATTTGGTGGAGGCACATATGGAACCGCTGCCGCTGCTGGCCCTGTTGCAGGTTTCGATCCCGTCTTGATCTCATTGATCAGACGTTCAATGCCACAACTTATCGCTTATGATATTTGTGGTGTCCAACCAATGACTGGTCCTACTGGACTCATTTTTGCAATGAGAACCAACTACGGAACTAACCGTAGTGGAACTGAAGGATTCTTCAACGAACCCGATTCCAGATTCTCTGGTCAAGATGATGGATTTGATATCGCTGCTAGCGATTATACCGCTCAGGCATCTGTCGGTATTGCTACCACCGCTGCACAAACTGGTTCTAACCCTGCAGTTCTTAACGATGCATCCGCTGGCACCTACAACGTAGGACAGGCAATGCCCACCTCAAATTCTGAGGCACTCGGAGACGCTGCTGGTAATATGTTCAACGAGATGAACTTCTCGATTGAGAAAGTTACCGTTGCTGCAAAATCAAGAGCACTCAAGGCTGAGTATTCGCTAGAACTCGCACAAGACCTCAAGGCAATTCATGGTCTTGATGCAGAGGCAGAACTTGCTAACATCCTCTCAACTGAAATCCTTGCGGAAATCAACAGAGAAGTTGTTCGTACAATCTATCAGATTGCTGAACCTGGCGCTCAAGCAAATCATGCTTGAAGCGATCAAGGGCAACTACGATTCCGTTGCGTTTATCAACGGAGAGCAGAGCGCGGATCGGTATGACT